CCACCGAGAAAGCCTCAACTTCCTATGTCGGGAGTACCACGACAGCGCCAAGTTTAAGCGGCTGGCTCCCAAGACCCAGGAGAGCTACAGCTGGTCGCGCGACGTCCTGGTCAACATTCCCACCAAGCTCGGCAAGCCCCTCGGCGAGCTGGCCGTGCGCAAGTTCAACCCGGCTCTGATCCAGCGGCTCATCGATCGGTTCGCCGACGAGGGCACGCCGTCGAAGGCGGCCCACGCGCTGCGGTACCTGCGGCTGGTGATGCAGTGGGGCCGCAACCGGGGCTACCTGGACAGCAACCCGGCCATGGGCATCGAGGCGCCGGCGGAGCGCAAGCAGCGCCGCCTGCCTTCGCTCGAAGTGATGCAACGCCTGACCGACCGCGCCCGCGAGCTGG